TAGCACCACCAGCTGCATAAGCACCTTGAGAAGCTAATAAGTCATCAATATCTAAAGATAAATTCATACCAGCGTAAAGAGCCATTTCTTTTGCACCTCTGTACTTGTCTAAAGACTTAACAGCAGCGTCAAAGTCAGCCATTGTAATTGCTGAAGAACCAAGATCCATAGTCTGACCTTTGTTTTCAATAAATGGTAAAAGACCTTCTGTTGTTACTACTGTAGATCCAGCACCATCAGTAGCACCATCATCTAAAGTGCTATCACCAGCAGATCCAATAATCATTGCTAATTCAGCGTAATCTTGAAAACGTTGGTAAGTATCAGCCTCACCTTGTAAGTACCATAAGTAACCAGTACCCATCTCAGGAGAGTTAACCTTTACGTAAACTGCGTTAGTTGCTTCAGAACCAGAAACAGTGAAAGATTCTTTAATAATCTGACATTTGTTTTGATACTGATCTACACGAGGTGTAATCCCAACTGGTTGACCAGTTCGCTCTGCGTGAGCATTACCTACGATAGCAAATGATGTATCACCAGGAGATCCAGCTAAAGCACCTGTAGAAACTAATTTTAATTGAAAGTTATCTTCTGGTTGAGTAGAAGCAGTACCATCAGCTTTACCAGTTACATAGTACATAACTCCTGTATTACCCAATAAAAGGTCACCATCACGAACTGCTGTATTACCTGCAGAGTCACCAGTATCATCAAAAGCAGTGTCGATTGTTAAATCGTTACTAGAGATAGCACCTGTGAAGTGGTTATGAAGAAGAGTTTCCTCATAGTGCTCAAAAGTTTGAGCTGTTGTTTCTTTTTTAGAACCTAAAAGTTCCATCAATCCAGTAACACCTTGGTTACCATATCGCTTAATAAGTTGCTCATCAACATCACGTTTATGTAATGGAATACCATCTGTAGCATCAGCGTTAATTAACGTTGATGTACCTACATAATTAGATGTTGTTGCAACTGCTACATTTGATGGTGTTGCCACCATACCTGAAGCTAAACTTACTGTTGCCATTTTTCTATATTTTTAAATAAATAATAATTAATTTTTGTTTTTAACCAAGAATTTGTCGTCTTAACATATCAAGAGTTGACTCCTGTTTCTGAGGGGAACTTTGTTTATCTTGTGTAAACGAAGGGTTCTTAATCTCATTAATTACGCTTTCTGTTCCTTTGCTTCTGTACTGATTAGCGACACCTCGAACAATCTTATCTATATTATTCAAGATATACATATCTGTATTGAGCTTGTCAAAGTCCCAGTTACCACCTTCATCAACATACTTATCGAAAAAGTTTTCTAGATCAGAATTATATCCTTTAATCTCTTGACGAGCTTCGTCATCTAGATTATAAGTAAATTCTTCACCCTTATCATTCATGGAAAAAGATAAACCTTCAAGGTCATTAACTTCGTTTTCCATTTGAGATAACCATTCTTTCCTTTCCACTTCAGATGTTTCAGAATTATCTGCCTTAATTGGCATAGCATAATCCTCTTTCACCTTGTTAAAGTAGTCTCTAGCAGCTTTAGCGTCCTTCATAAGTTGAACCTTACCAGCGTTAGTTTCTCTAGCACTATATTCCTCCTTGTCTGTTTTGTACGTTGTCGCCATATAATCATTTAACTCTGCATCAGTTAAATCTGGATTATCTATTTTTAGATATTCCTTCATTAAAGCGTCATCAGACACGTTGGATAAATCAACAGTTTGAGTGTTTAGGTAATCTTGAACTGTACGACCAGTGTTTTTAACATACTCGTTAATAACTCGAAGCTGCTCGCTAGCGAAGTCATTGCTTTCTGTTTGTTCACTCGTTGTGTTAAGATCATCAAATGATGTTAGGTCTCGCCCAAGCTTTTCGCTAAGGTAATTTAAGACAACTTGATCATCACTGATTTCCTTACCCTCTTCTTGCTGACTAGCGTTAGTTTCCTCAACGTTAGTACTTTCCTCAGTATTTAAAGAACTCTCTTCTCCTGTCAAGTCTACAACGTTAGATTTCTCCTTTGTTGTAGGTTGCTCTGACTCGACTGCTTGGTTTTCATTACCAGTCAAGTCAACAATATTTTGTTGGGTTTTTTGTTCTACAACCTCTCCCCCAAACTTTTTTACTAATTCATCTCTAATATCCATTGTCTTAAATTTAATTTAGTTATTTTCGCAAATATAAACTTTTTTATATTAATCTCAAATTATTCAACCATCTTTTGTTCCTCAACTAGAGGACCTCTACGATCTTTTCTTTGCTCAATCATCTGAGATTGATTCATAGCAGACTGCTGTTGAACTTCTTTTCTAACACCACCTTGAATAGTTGCAGCACCCTCTTTACCTAAGTTACCTAGCTCTATTTCTCTAAGTCTTCTCTGGTGTTGAGCCTGCTCAAACTGTTCTTTAAGTTCGTAGTCAAGTTGCTTTAACTGCATCTCTGCTTGAGCTTTAGCTTGAACACGAGCCTGCTCTATCTGCATCTCTGCCTGCATTTCTTGTTGTTTAAGCTGCGCAGATTGTTGTGCTGACTGCTGTTGCAACTGAGCGTTCTGCTCTGAAGCTTGTTGAGCCATTGCCTGCTGTTCTTTTTGATATTTAGTTCTACGAAGAACAAGCATTTGATTAGCCATCTTAATATTTCTAATAGACCTAATCATAATAGCATCCTCAAGTCTAAGCTCTTTCTGAGCTAAAGATACTTGAATGTTTTGTTCCATCATTTGTTTTTCTTCCTCACTAGGTGCAACCTCTAAAGTTATACCAAACTCGTGTATAGACAGTTTTTTCATCATATCTATACTATGCATAGAAGTATCTCCTATAACGTTTGTGTACATTTTATGCAGACCTTTAAAGTTTACCAGGTCCTGCATGCGTACAGTAATGCTCTGAGAGACTCTTCGTGTAACATTAAGGTAAGCATCATTAACATCTCTTGTAGCGTTATTTGATGCTAACAAAGATAACTTCTGAACTCCTACTAAAGCTTCGCTAGATGGTTTTGAAGCGTCTCTAGCTTCATTAACACCTGTTACGTCACGAATCATTTGCATGTTGTGATTATATACACCTATAAGAGTATTAAAGTCTCTACCTATACCATTCTCTAATTCTTGTATAGGCATAGCTCCTGTCATCTGCCCTTCGTCATCTATACGTCTATAGTATATGTTACCAGTTTGATCGTAGATTTCTTGAAGCTCTAATGGTGTAAATGTACCTCCATCTCCCTTAGAAACATTTTCTAAAGAACCAACTTCAAACGCTGCACCCTTTGGTCTAGCCTTAGCGAGAACATGTTGTATTTTAAGGTGGGCTAATTGTATCTGATCAGCAAAAGGAATCATTCTATCTACTAAAGAACGACTCTTCATCTTGTAAAGGTTTGGTTGATAAACAATGTAAGATAACCTTGTCTCAGCCAAGTTAGACTTAGGTCTAGGCATATCCTGCATCATACCATAGTTAAAGATATAATCTGTTCCTACTATATACTTACCCTTATAAACAACCTTTACTGTAGAGCCTAAATTTTCTCTTTTAGTTTTAGATTTCTTAGGCTTCTTGTAATTTGATGGTTTCTTGTTTACAGAATAACCACCAAACTTATTTTCTTTCTTTTCGTATTTCAAGCTATGACTTGTAATAAACTCAGCATCTAATATATTTACGCTAAACTTATCGTAATCATAAGTCTCGTTACCATTTTCATAGTAAGCCTGAGTACCATAATTTGCTGGGTTGTTATTTTTTCCAGCGTACTCTTTAGCAATCTTAATATAATCATCTTCGCTAAACTCATCTCCTGCTTGTTGCTTTAAGTCAGCAATAGTTATAGAGTAAATTTCTCCAGCGTGACGTATGTTTTTAAAGTCTGGTTTAGCAGAGAAAGAAGTAATAAGGTTTGCAGGATCTACGTGTCGTATCTTAACACCTTCTGTCTTAGACATCTCTGTCTTAGCAGCACAAAGACCTAAAACTACAAGGTCACGAATCATATTTCTCTTAACCTCGTCATAATCATTAACATCTAAGGTATACTCTATAGCCTTCTCTAGTGCTATCTCTACATTCTGTTTATAGTTAAGTGCCATAAACATATCTATCTCTTCAGAGTTTTCAGCAACAAATCCTTTAGGAGCTAAAGGTATACCTGTCTGATCTTCTAAGGCTTCAACAAAATCCTTCGTAATCATGTCACCATACATCTGCTTCTTCTTATCCATTCTTTCACTGGCAGCAACAGGATCAATAGACTTAGCTTTTATATCGTACTCTTGGTTAACCATACCATTAACGATAACATCAACAAACTTAGGCACTATAGAAACAGGACTCCAATCTATATTAAGATAAGAGCTGTCTCCTTGAACATCTAGTAAGTCTTTATACTTACCAACATCTTGATTACCTTCAGCATAAGACCTGTTACGATTATATCGCATCTTACGATCTCTAAAGTATACATCACCATTATTATGCCACTCGTAGTACATAGTCTTAAAGTACTCAAGCCCATACTCATTAGCAGCTTTTTCTTCATTAGTTGCTAAAGGTGATGGATAACCATTTAATTTATTTTTGTTGTTAACGTAATTCATGCCTTTATTTGTTTGCTAAACATTCCTTTGTTACTATATCTTTTAACTAAAGGAGATGAAGCCTTTAATTCTTTTTTAGGTTTAATATATTTTTGTGACGCTAAAAGTGCCAATGATGACGATATACTAGCATCGTATTTTGTTCTATTATCTATCTCGAACCTACTCCAATCATCAAGAAGCGTGTTAAAAAAACATCTACCTATCTCTCCTGTGTCTGCATTATAACCAACGTGATCATATATATATGTAGCTATAGCTTCTGCTTGAGCATTTATTACTGCAGCTCCTGCCCCAGGTATACCCTTTGTTTTTTGTTTTCCTTTACTCCACTCTGTATGAGTCATGTCTGGTCTATCCATTAAATACTCGTAGTATCCTCTATTTTCAAAATGCTTTAATATACCAACTTTATTGTTCTCAACTAATATTTGACATCCATAAAATACACACATCTTAATCATGTCTTCGTAAAATATTTCTGCTTTAGGTGGTCTATTAATGTATTCACATACAAATTGCATAGACGCATCACTTCCCATACTAAACTTGTGAAAAACATGAGCAGCAGCATCAGATCTCCTACCATCAGTAGTGGTGTCGTGATCATAAGGGTCACAACCTGCAACCAAACTATCTGACCTTCCAGGAAATTTTTTATTATACCTAGAAGATATAATGTTTTGATTTTCAACCTCTGGAACCCAAGTA